TGAGGACGCCGCTCTGATTGAATTCGTTTCATCGCAGCCCCGATAGCCTCACGAGCCATCTTGAGACCGGCAGCGCCTTCCTCGGCGAATTCAGCCCGCTTACCCGCAGTGAACGCGATTTCTTTATGCCTAAAGCGACTATAGCTTCCTTCGGCGTACCATTCGGCGCGTTTAAGGTGCTGGCTCTCCTGCCGCCTAAAACCCTTAGCTGAAATAGAGAACGCCATTTCCTGCATTTGAGCGAGAGCACTAAACACGGGGCCGATTGAGTTTAATACCGTATCAAACGCTTTCGTGGCTCCGTCGGCCAACGCTTTCCAGTCCATCTCGCCGACTAGCTTAGTCATTTCGCGAAGGATCGTTTTTAGGTCGATCTGTTTATCGAGCATCGCGCCAAACTCGTTGACGCCCATTTTGAGCTCACCAACGAACGTAGACCACAAGCCTCCAGTCGTCTTCGACTGGGCTTCCATCATCCCAAAGAATCGCCCGCCCTCGCTCGTAAGATTTGCGAACGCCGCTTGCATGTGGCCTAAATTGACGCCGCCTTTGCTGACGAAGTCGGCGAGCTCTAGTTTGCTCTTGCCGGTGATCTTGCGTAGTTCATCGAAAACCGGGATACCGCGACGCGCAAACTGCCTTAAGTCTTGGAGATCCGCCTTACCTTTCGCCTTGATCTCAGCGAAGATATTAACGAGATCGCCTAGGCGGTTCCCCGTACCCGCAGCGACATCGCCGATAGATCGAAGGTTGCCCAGTATTTGTGTTTCGTCGAATCCAGTAGCGAGTAATTGCCTACCCGCGCCGAACGCCTCCTCCGGCGTGAACGGCGTTTTCGTCGAGAACTTCTGTAAGTCGCGAACAAGCTTATCGGCTTTTCTCGCCGAATTAAGCATAACCTCAAACGATAGCGTCGTTTGTTCCATATCCGCCGCCGACTTCAACGCGAACACGCTAAAGGCGACGAATGATCCAGCCCCGACAGCCGCGAGCTTAACGCCTAGGCGAGCTACCGCCGTTGTCGCGTTTGAAATCGCCCCAACGAACGAACGCCCGATAACTTTACCGCCGAGAGCGAGCTTGGCTTGAAATCGCCCAAACGCCGTACTCGACTTCTTCGCTTCCGCGCGAGCCTTCGCCGACTCCTTTCCCATCTTTTTGAGCCCAGCCTCGAACGCGTTAACCGTTTTTGTCGCGCCCTTAACCTTGCGATCGAATGGGCCGGTATTCGCGATAAAATCGAGCGTTAATGATCCTAGACTAGCCATCCCTCGCCCTCACTCGTTTAATCGCCTTGCGTATCAAGCCTTCGATCGCCCACAACGCTAGTCGCGTCGACGACAAAGGCCAATTGCGCTTAATCGCTTCCTCGCGGATCGCCTTAGACATATCAACGATCTCGGCCTCGCACTTGTCCGGCCCCATCCGGTTCATCTGACGCTGAATCGAGCCGCATCGGCACCCCCCCTGGGTAACTCCCATCGATTCAAGGATCGCCTTAAATTCGTCGCCAACGCCGATAACGCGGTCTCGCTTGGGGCAATTTCGCTTGACGTTCGCTTTTTGGGTTTCCCATTGGCAGTGAGAGCAAACGTAGTCGTCGCCGATCTTGATTAAGTCGCAATTAGGAACGTCACGCATTAGACGGTGTTTTCCATATGGCAGAACGTTCCGCCGGGATAATTGCATGAGTAGACTCCACCGACGTGCTTACAGTCTAGGCAGCCTAATTTCAAGCTCGCTGGGGGCCAGTCGCATGTGCCGCCATAGTCGCTGTAGTAGTTATACGTTTGCGGAATTGTGAAATCGACGCCAGTGGTTAGGTCGCAATCCTGCGTTTGTGGCGGCGGTTCGGGATCAGTGGCACTAATGACGTTGAAATCCTCGATTAGCCCCCTGTTTTGTTGACCAGGTGTCACGCAGGCAACAATGACCTGCAAATGCCACAGCCAGCCCGTAGGCATAAATGGGTCCGTGTTGTTGTATCGCAGGCGAACGATAACATCTAAAACCGTGTTTTCGTCACAAGTTCCGTTGCCGTCGTCGTTAATCCCTTGGATATCGCCGATAACGCCACGATAACTCCAATAGCATGGATGGCCGAGACTGCTCACGACAATCTCGCTTTCTTCAGCCTCGCCGCCCCAAAACGTCAGGGTATATTCAACTTGAGACGTGCCCTCGTCGCATAGCCCACAAGGCGATGGCGTGTCGCAGCAATTGCAACTCGGCGAGAATTGCATTCTACCCCCGAATATCAGCCAGTAGGGCGAGCGAGTAGATAGATGGGATCACGGCGGTTCCCGTCGCGCCATCGTTGCAAGCGATCGTGATTAGCACGTCGAGAATCGATCCGCTAACGAGGTTCGCGTCTGTTATCGTGAAGTCTTTACTCGCCGCGGTCAGGCTGTTCATGTCGGTGGCGACGGTCGCGCACAGGTCCGCCGAGATCGTTCCATCTTTATCGAGACTGTAAGCGGCGACATCGATCGTACACGACGTATCCGCAACCGTCGTTTGCATTCCGCACGTCGCGCGAATCTGGATCGTTTCGTCGTCGTCGTATTCGGCGGGAAGTACCGTTAGGAATCTCGCATATCGCGTTATCGATCCCGCCGCCTTTAAGTCGCCGGCCTGCACCATCGGCGCGTCGGTTCCGTGCGTGCCGCCCACGAGCCCCAGGTCGTCGGTGGCTGCGGTACCTGGTAGCACCGTATGCAGGGCGTCGTGAACCCTGAGTTCAGTGAATGGGATATTAAATTCAGCGAGAGTGTTTTGTTCTAGCTTACTTCTCGCAATCGCCGCTGTTGGTGTCAATGAAGCATTTGTGATTGAGGACGCTGGAAAGCTGTCAATCGTAGCCCCGGTCCCAAAGCTGATCGTACCGGTAAACTTCGAGTCGTCAAATACGTTGCCCATGTGGTTCCTTTAGCAGTCAGCGGCGATGACGTAATGCTCGCCAGTTCGTGATCGTGCAATCATGCAGTAAGTGTTCAGAGTCACTGCGGTAGAGAATACGTTCTTGACGTTTTCGTATGTGAAGTTGTTTCCGCCCTCGTCGTATCGCGTAAGCGATTGAGCCTCACCGGTCCCAAACGTTGAACCGCTTCTCGCGGTGATTTCGGTTGTAACCTGGCAGGCGTCTAGCTCTCGAACGTACATCGGCGGGACGGTCCCAACATGCGCCGAGATCGGCTTATCTCGAATAATATCGAGCAGCTTCTCTGAGTCGCGAGGAGTGAATCCGACAACTTTATCTGGCATATGATCTACCCTATCAGCGGGTTGAAGTCGATCTTCTCGTATACGTCAATTTCCGCCTCGATAACGTCGCCGGTATTTTCCTGGCCATTCGAGAGCAGCGCGATTGACGGAACGCCACGATGAATCTGGGCGGATACTTTCGTTGTGGCATCTGTGTAGACGTTTGGCCCTCGCTGCAAGCTCTTTTTCGTCCACGATCGCTTAGGGCCTGAAGGCGTGGGCAACGCTGGGGCGAAGATAACGCTGTAGGTAGTCCACCAAAACGGCAAGCCGCCGACGAACTCCTTGCGAGACTTGATCCCTCGCATCATCGCGGACCCGACAGGAAACCCTAGGTATATGTCTTTGTTGATTTTTCCTGAGTAATCTATCTGCGTTTGGGCAGTGAAATTCAACTCCCAGCGAGAATATCGCAAGGTAGGGCAGTAGACGGTTTTCGTTATCGGCGGTTCAGTGAATGGATCGCCGGCGTAATTTTGGATGAGGTCTTTGTTGATATCCAGCAATGGAACGATCTCAACCGTTTCCGCGTCCCATTCAATTTCAGGATCCCAATCAGTCGGTTCGTCATCGCCTTGCGGGTTTTCACCGGCAGCCTGATCTGATTCGCTAGACCACTCGACCTCGATGACCCACAGCTTTCGCGTTGCGTCGTGATCTACGCACTCCTTGCGGATAATCATCGCGTCAGTGTCGGTGCTCGAGTTATCCCCCGTCCAAGTTGCGCCAAATAGGGGTATTCCAGAAGTATTTATCGCGTCCTTCTCGTCGTCTGTGCCGTCATCGCTGGTAACGATATAGCTCGTGATATATCGCTTCGTTATCAACCCGCGATCGCCGACTGACCACGTAGCCTTCCGCGACCCTCGCTTGATTCCCTGTAGCGTTGTCGTCACTTAGCGAGCCTCTTTAATATCGCGAGCTGATCTTCCGCGCTTTTGATTTTTCGACGCCTTCGCGAGATCGGCGGCGGCGGCGGGTTTCTCGGTTTCGACTTCTTAAACTCGATATCGGGTAACCCATACTTCTCGTCGTACGCCATGCAATCTAGAACGTCTGAGCGAGTCATTCGTAAACGTAGCTCCGCCGGCGGTATGCGATAAATGAAACTCAATCGCATCATGAACGCCTTGCCAGGGAGCCGCGTTAGTTTTTTTCCGCTTCCTCTACTTCGGTGTTGAGTCGGTGCGCCGCCTCGAACAGACGACCCATAACGACCGGCGATCGTTGCTTCAACAGCCTCGCCTGATGCGCGTTAACGTTGACGCGGTTGCCTTCTTCGTCGGCCCAACATGCGGCAACATATTCCGCACGTAGGCCCGCCAGCCTCGTGGGGTCGCCTTCGCCGAAAGTCAGCCTCGCCTCGAACTCATCAAAGCGAGACGATTCCATTGTGACGAGATGAACGTCGCCGCCCCACTCGGGACAGGGAACTACAACCGTTTGCTGATCTTTCGCGGAAAGAACCGCGTCAATCGTTAGCGCCATAAATCAACCTCTAAGTAGCGTCGGATGGGGTTACATCGCCAAGCCAGGCAATCGTGTAATTCCCAATTATCTTGTCTTCCAGCGGGATGTCAAAGTTGTGTTCGCTGACAGCGCCAGAACCCGCGTAAGTCGACCCCACGGTTTCACCGGTAACCGTCTTGAACGTGAGTGTCATCGTCTGGGCCACCCCCATTGCCGTCTTGAGCGTGTCTAGCTTGTCGGGGTCGAGATGGAACTCAACTTCCATCGTCCCCCAGTCCTTAAGATCGCCCATAATCTTTGACCTAGCGCCTGTAGTCGCCAGGTTCGTCGTATCGATAACCGGCACCGTTGTACCACTTTGGCTGATTCCCAAGATTTCGACATCGTAATCCGTCGTGCCCATCGCGAGCGTGCAGCCCGTTCCTGTTCTTACTGTCATCGCCTATCCCCTAAAAACCTTTTGTGACTCGTTTCTTAACCGCCTTGCGAATGCCCTTTAACGCCGCTTGCCGCATGATCCCCCGAAATCTTGACTTCGTTGAATCGTGCGCCGGTCGCATGAACGGATATGGCGGCGCACGCCCTATTTTCTTTCCGTTCCTGACAACGTCATGCCCATCTTCAACCAAGTGGGCGTGTTTCTTTGTCCAGCCCGCTCTAGCGCCAATAATCCCCTTCTTTGCCAGTGAGCGAGCGTCTCTCCATTTAGCCGACGGGATAACCTTGTCGCTTCTGGCGAGCCCGCGAAAGATACTCCCGTCTTCCCGCCTTCTCGCTTTAGCTCGCTTACTCAGTCCTCGTTTAACCCGGTTGGCGCTAATGTTCCGCCGCAGGTTCGATTTCGATTCTTTAAGGACGAGTTGAGCTTGCTTCTTAACGCCTTCTCGCAGTACCGCGCGAACCTCAGACCCCATCGCCTTGAGTCGCTTGTCAATCGCCTTAACGCCAGTCCATTTAACCGTTGTCATAGCGTCGGAGCCGTGTCAGTGAAGGAAATAATCCAATCCTGAATCGTGATGTATCTCGATTGATCGGTCGCGTCGATCGCGGCATCTATATCGCTTCGCTCGTTATCTAGGTGCGTTGTCTGCGCGAACTCGCTGCCCATTGTCCCGCGATAACCGTCGGCAGCATTTCTGACTGCTTCCGCCAGCGCGTCTGCCCCGATTCGCGTTGCAGCGTATGAGTCAAGCTGAAAGCGATAACGCGTCAACGGCGAGGCCCCGCCAAGATCGTGCTCCGGCACCTTGCTTATCACGCGATAAACGATGCAGGGAAGCGTATGATCTTGCGGCAGGTCGTCTGGATACATCCGCGTACTAATCAGATTCGTTACGCCCAACTTCGTTTGTAGGTATGTATAGAGAGCTGCGTTGCCGTCAGCCATTAGCCCGCCTCACGCGTGTAAAGGTCGAGATATCGCTGGTCGTCGTCAACGCGACGAACGGCAAAGATGTTAAGCGTTCTAGTCGTCCCGTATTCGACGTATACGACGCGATCAAGCGCGACGGGTATTCGGCCCTCTCGCGGGTAACGAATGCGTACAACGGCGTCTACGATAGCTTCCTTGCCATCTCCTCGATTAACCTCTCGACCCATCGCCGGCGAATTGACATCAGCCCAGCATTTCCGATACGCTGTGGGCGTTTTGGTGAGTTGCCCAATACCGTCGGCGGCGTTTGTGAAGTTTTGCAGTTCAACGCGTTGCTTGAGTCGCTTCGGCATTAGGGGTACGCCCCCCATCCGAGTCGCTGGATCAACGCATCGTACCCCATCGGGTTGCCAACGCTGTCGGGATTATCGTAACGCTGTTTAACGAGCAACAGAATCGCCGACTTCGCCTCGCCCGGTACGCTCGAAGGTGCGGTTCCATATCCCGCCGTATACGTCACCGTCACCGAGTGGCGATCCCCCGGCGTTACCGGATACGACTCGAGATAATCGAGGAAGACGACGCCAGGCGTTCGGTTCGCGTCCAGCGTATAGCTCGACGACGCCCACGTTTGGGAATCGCCGTTAGTGTCGAGATACGTTATCGACGATACCGCGATAGCCGGCGGCATGGGCAACTCAATAAAGTCGCAATCAGGAAACGAATCGAGCTTGAGAACGTTCGTTCTCGTGATCAGCGAGATCCGCGCATCGTGCTCGACCTGTCGCCTCGCTTCAGTGATCCAGCGAGCAAAATCGGCATCGCGATAATTATCGTCCTCGTCACTGTTTCTTTTTGCTTCGTCGACGCTTACCGGTTCCACCGCTGGCGCGACGCTTTCGCTTAGGCTGTAGGGTAGTGTCGGCATCTTCGATCGCCTCAACGTAGCCGCGTTTGATTAGAACGCACGCCACCCCGCGTGGCAGGTCTTGGATATCCCCTGTCACGCGGTTACGACGTGCCCTAAGGTAGCGAACCTTCAAGCCTAAACCCTCAAGATCTCAGCCGCGCCACGCTTAGCGGCGGTAGTCGGCGTGTCCTCGGCGCGAGACAGTTCACACCAAGCGACTGCGAACGTTCCAGCGGTTCCGTCGCCAGCGGTTGCGGTCAAGTCGAGGTAACGCTTCCGGCCCTTGAGATCGATATCGAAGACAAAGAATTTGTTGTCGTCGGTCGCCGATGGAAGCGTTGAAGTCGAACCCGCGATGTTGTTTGACGTACCCCAGACAAGCCCGGTAACGTTCGCGTGACCCGAACCCGACGTATCGGATTCGGTAACTGCCAACGCTGCCATCGCGATATCGGTCGCGCCGAGATAGACGACGATCTTCGCGTAGTCAAAGCCGAGGGTGTCGACTTCGGCGGTCGTATAGCTCGCGTTGTCAACGATAGCCGCAGGCGGCGTCATCGAAACGAGCTTGCAATTTTGAGCGTGAATAACCATTCTGAAATATCCCTCGTTTTTGTTGGTTCCGTGTAAAAGCCTAGAGCGTTACCTAGC